CGTATTTCGACGACTTTGATGCGGGGAAAAACTTCTATAGGATTCTGTTCAGACCAGGGTACTCGATCCAAGCGAGAGAGTTGACCCAGCTGCAGTCTATGCTGCAGGATCAAGTCGAACAGGTCGGCAACAGTATGTTTAAGCAGGGTCAAATGGTGATCCCTGGTGAAGTCTCGTATTCCGATACGTATGACTATGTTAAGTTAAGTAGCGTCTCTCAGGTTGCACAGAATGTAGATGGCGAGATCAATTTCGTCAAATACAATATTTCACAGCTAGTTGGTAGAATTCTTGTCGGTCAGACTTCTGGTGTCAAGGCATTTGTTGATAACTATTCTTTCGAGACTACAACAGATGCCGACACTATTTTTGTTAAGTATGTCAGTTCAGGTGCTGATAACACCGACGTTAAGTTTAGACAAGGCGAATCTCTTAAATTAGAATCTGCAACTACTGACAACGATCCCACATTAGTTGTTGGTACAGATGGCATCAAACCAGCAGATACTCCTGCTATGGGGTTTGGTTCTGCTGTTAACGTCCAAAAAGGTATTTACTTTATTAATGGTCACTTCGTACAAAACGAAGCTCAGACTTTGATTTTGGAGAAGTATAGTCGTACTTCTTCGTATAAAGTTGGTTGGGATATTACAGAAACTATCGTCACCCCAGAGGACGATCCATCCCTGAAAGATAATGCTCAGGGTTATTCAAACTATTCAGCTCCTGGTGCACATAGACTGAAGATTAATCTTAGTCTTCAAAAGTTTGATATTGATGCACCTTCTAATAAGAACTTTGTCCAGTTGGTTTATCTCCAAGAGGGCAAGATTCAAAGACAAATCAAACAAACTCCTCCTAGTCAGATTGAGGAGATTCTTGCGCGTAGAACATATGACGAGTCTGGCGATTATATCGTCAAAAACTTTATTGCCGATCTGAAAGAGTATTACAACTCAGATGGATCTGGTTTCTATAGCACTGATGCTAATGGTCTTATTAATGGACTAACTGAGTTGCAAGCTCAGGACAAATTTATTATGAGTATTGGTCCTGGTAAAGCTTATATTCGTGGTTATGAAGTTGAGAGTACCGATACCAAGTATATCGAATTAGATAAAGCAAAAGAAACACAAGACAGAGAAAATACAAGACTATATTCTACAGCTTTACCAACAGTTGGTGTTCGTGGTGTGCACGGCACTGTTCCTATTAGTGCTACTAGCGATGGCGAAGCAACTCCATTTAAGAAGGTTGACTTCTATCGCAAGTTTATCGACTCTTACCTAGGCACAAACGGTAAGGATAATAGTGTTGATACTGGTGTTTTTACAGCATCAGATTTTAGAGGTACAGCTTATAATAATGATATCGCCACGATGACTGTATGGGTTTATCCTGGTGTTGACCCTGTTAATGGCGATCCTATCGATCTCGTTACTAATACTACTGATATTGTCTATACTCCTCTCAAGACTAGTCAGGCAGCTACGGTTTACCACTACAATGGCACGTCTTATGATGAGATCAAAGTGGTTGGTGCAAGATTTAACATTAACTATAAGACAGATCTGAATAGGGAAGTCCCTTGGGTTGGAGATACTGCTGCTGGCGGTATGAATGATGGTTCGGTTGACGTTGTTCACGAACTGGTCCTCAGAGGTTCAATCAAAGCTCTGTTTAGCATTCACCAGTCTTATCAAGCACACGGTCCAGTCAAACTTGGCGGAGCTGGCGGTGGCGCTGGAAATGGTATCTCGCTCTATGGCAATAATAGCGGCAGTACCTATTACGGTATGATTCTGGACTATACAGCTCCTGTTCATCCGATTATTGGTCGTGGTATTGCAAGAGACTTTAAGTTTATCAGAACTCCTACTGGATTTGATAAGACGAAAAATGTTTTTGCTTCTGACAGTCAGCAAGACACTACATTTACTTTCAGTTATACCAATCCTATTCTGTTTAGCAGAATAGTTCTAACTGGCAATCACGCTTTTGAGACTGGTTCCAATATTCAAGGTTCTATCTCTGGTGCCACTGCAGTTGTTGAAGGTGGTCTGTCTGTGGGTCAAAATGACCCAGAAAATGCTGCCCTATCTCACGCTAATACACTTGTACTGTCAAGTATTGTTGGTGAGTTTGTAGAAGGTGAAGAAATTTTTGATATGGATGACAGTTCTAAATCCGCTGTCATTGCTGTCGAAGGTCGCATTAGTCACTTTACTGTTCCATATGGCGGCGAAAACTATGCCGAGCAGATGGAGCTTAAAATTGGGCAGAGACAATATAAAGGCAATTATGTAACTGTCAGAAGAGAAACTGCTGTTGATGGCATTAATGGACAGCAAGATTATGTCCATTCTGTTTCATTTACAGATCTCGGCAGAAGAGAAATCACAGATACTTTTACTATTCCTCCGAGCATCGAAGTGGTTGACACTGGCGGTGTTCATAGTGCAGGTGATGAGGATGCATATGTTAGAGCTTATCTTTACAAAAACGTAATTCAAACGTTTGGTACTGAAGACCTGCGTTCTATCGGTATGACACACGGTAGTTCTTCTAAAGTGTTCACAGCTGATATTCAGTACGCTGATGTCGATTATACTAATTTTGAAACTATCAGCAACAACTTACAGTATTCTGGTAAAGCCGATTGCGACTTCATCGAATCTACAAACTATACTGCACGTCCTGCAGATGAGTTGAAAGAAGATGATCTGATTCAAATTACTATCGATGGCGTTACTTATCGTTATGAGGTTGCAAGTGCTTGCAATGCTTCTACAGATAAAGTTGGTAGAATCTATTTGAAGCAACGTCTCTTAGTTGACTTTGACGCTATCACCGTTGCCAAAGTTTCGGCAAAGGTTAGCAACTCTGGTAGGTCCAGTCTTGTTCTTCCTCTGCCTAATAGTAAGGTTGCATCTATTCTTACTAACGATACCGATACAGGTATCACTTACTATTCAAGAAAGCAGTTTATTGAGTCCGTTACGATTGACGGTACGACGAATGAAATCAACATTGCTGCTCAGCTTGATTTTGGTCAGCAGCAATTTGCTCCTTTCAATCAAGGTGATTATGTAATTGAAGTCTATAATGCTGGTGCAACTACTACCAGATATGGTGGTTCTACTGGAGATATTGTGCAGGATGGCGACGTTCTGTATGTTGATTCTTCAATGGTCACTATCAATAGTGGCACAGGAGGAAACATTGCTGGTTCTCTTGATATTAAACTGCCGTCCGATTATTTCTATCAGTCTGGTGCATTGAATCTGGCAGATATGAAGCTGAAGATTTCTTGCACTATTGAGACTCAGAAAGCGAAACCCAAGCTTAAGACTGCTGTCAAAAACTACAGAATTTCTATTGCTTCTGATATTGATAACGAAATTATTCCTCTCAGAGGCGACAACTACGATAATCCAACTGGACAAGTTAAGTCATTCTCTGATGTTTATAGACTGAGATATGTCTATGAAGGACAAGCTGGTATTGCACCTACAGTTAACGAAGCTGGCGAAATTGTTGGAGATTCTGGTACTGATATTACTGATCATTTCTTGTTCGATAATGGTCAGAGAGACTCTTTATACGATACGTCTTCTTTGGTTAGAAAGCCTGGTTTCAGAACTCCTACTGGCACTTTAGTTATTGGTTTTGATTACTTCAAACACTCTGAAGGTGATTTCTTCGCAGTTGATTCTTATCTGCACGAAAACGGTGTTAGATATGAAGAGATTCCTGTTTTCACTTCTAATGTTTATGGTAAGAAGTCTCTAGCAGACGTGATTGATTTCCGTCCTCTGGTTGGTACATCGGCATTTGTGCCTGGTTACCTTAACGCTAGTGTGATGGATCCTCAGTCCAACATTGCTGAGGTGTTTACTACTGGTGGTGTTACAGCTGCTTTGCCTGCTGACACAGTTAGCACTTCTTCTATTCCTTACACATTTGCTTGCTATTACGAGTATTATGTGGACAGAATTGATACCATTTATCTCAAGAAAGATGGTAAGTTTATCGTCAAGAAGGGTGCAGGTTCTAATGATCCTCAGTCTGCACAAACTATTGACGAAGCAATTAAGGTCTTTAAGATCTATATCCCAGCTTTCACTGATAGTTTAAGGAAGGTCAAAATCTTCCCTGTTGAAAACAAGCGCTTTACAATGCGCGATATCTCCAAACTCGAAAAGAGAATTGAGCGTGTTGAAAGATATACAATGCTGTCTGTTCTTGAGCAGTCTGCGCTGAATACACAGATTAAGGATGCTAGTACTGGACTTGATAGATTTAAGTCTGGTTTTGCTGTTGATAACTTTGAGAACTACAGTCTCTCCAATATTAATAGTGTAGATTTTAAAGCTGCACTTGATCTGACCCGTGGTGCTCTGCGTCCTGAGTCTAAAGAGACTAGCATTACTCTTTCGGAATTAGATCCGACACCCACTTCTAGATTGTTGGCAAATTATGTTGTCAACAATGGTATGGTTACTCTGCCGTTCACTCAAACAGTTCTGGCACAAAACGTTTTTGCTACTGAAACTATCTCGGTCAATCCTTTCTTGATCTTTGCATTTAAGGGGTCTGCAGAACTGACACCTAATGTTGATCCTTGGTTTGATGAGTATCAGCTTCCTTCTTTGAATAATAACGACAACCAGACTCTTGATCCTCTGGAAGTTTATGAAGATGGTGATATTGCTCTGTCGCAAATTCACGATGTCAGCAAGATTACTATTCTTGGTAATGACTCTGAGTTTAGTAATGTCAACTCCCTGAGTTCTGATGCTCCTGACACTGCTGAAGCTGAAGTTGTTCAGTCTAAGATTACTAGTTCTTCTAACCTCGCAGCTCAGAATACAGAACTTCCGTTGCAGCAGAGCAGCACTACCATTGGGGAAAAGACTCTTTCTACCTCTCTTACACTCTATGTCAAGGAGCAGTATGTAGAGTTCCATCTTCGTAAGATGAAACCAAATACCAGACTGTATCCTTTCTTGGATAACGTTGACATTTCTGGATACGTTGTTCCCGATCGTAATTATTCTGGTACTCCTGGTTCTTCTCTCGGACTGTGGGCAGAAAATATTGTTACCGATGATGCTGGTAATGCGTCTGGTGTTATCCTCATTCCTTCGGGAAGAAAACCAGCTGCTGATAGCAATTATCAGGAAAACATTAATGACTTGACTTTTGACGCTGCTGTTGGTCTTAAGTTCCCTCTGGGCATTAAGAAAATTAAGTTTACCAGTAGTTCTACTAACGGGATGCATCCAGAGACGTTTGCAAACGTTTCCTTCTTCGCAACAGCTGTTAAAGAACCTCCCCCGAATGATATCATTGCTGTCGAAAATCTCGATCAAGATGATAGAACTGATGGAACGCAGTATACAGAAAACATTCTTAATCCTGAGATTTCTGTAGTTGACCCTCTGGCACAAACTTTCCGTGTTGAAAGCTTTGAAGGTGGCGTGTTTGCTACTTCTGTCAATATGTTCTTCTCGCAGAAAGATTCGACTCTGCCTATCTCTATCAAGCTGACTGATACAATTGCTGGTAGACCCTCCAAGAATACATTGCCTGGTTCTAATGTTGTCTTAGATCCCAACACTTATCTGCGTGTTGTTACTAGTGGTTCTCACACCTTAATCAAGGATGAGATTATTGAAGGTGATACTTCTAATGCTCAGGGTCCTCTCTTGAAAGTTCTTGACTCTCAGAACACACCTGTTCCCGAAGTCAATGGAAACTTTACTCTTGCTACTTCTCAGGTTTACACCTTGGTCTTGAGTAATCACAACAAAGAGACATTTATTCCTGGTGAACCCCTCGTCATTACTTCTCTGACGGTTGCTAATAATGCAAGATCTGGTGATGATATCGTTTCGATGGAAATCGTTCAAGATTCTGGTTATCTGTCTCACATTGTTATGAACGATCTGGGCGATGGATATGCAGGTTCTACATCTGTTACCATCGAATCTCCTAGTCTGCCTGGTGGCGTTACAGCAACAGCTGTTCCTAGCGTTACTGATCAGAAGATCTACGAAATTAATCCTACTCTTGGTGGTAGCGAGTACACAACAGCACCTAGTGTGTTGATCGTTAGTACAAGTGCTACACAGCTTGCATCGGCAACTGCTATTATTAAATATAACAAACCAGCTGTGAGAATGGGTGTTGCTACAGATAGCAAAGCACTTATTCCTACAGAGTTTCATTTCCAGTACCCCGTATATCTTGAAAATGACCGTGAATACGCTATTATCGTCGAAACAAATAGCACTCAGTACCAGACGTTCATCTCTCGCCTTGGCGAAACTGAGATTAATAGTAACTCTACAGTTACTACTCAGCCTCTTCTTGGTTCACTGTTTAAGAGTCAGAATAGCAATCTTTGGACCGCGAACCAATACGAAGATCTGAAGTTTGAGATTCATCGTGCGCAGTTTGAAGTTGGCAAACCTGGCGTTATTCATCTGGTCAATAATGATCTTGGATATGAGAAACTTGGTCCTGGTCCTATCAGAACTGATGCAGATGGTTCTGGCACAACTTCGAGTCAGTTGTTTGGCGCAAACACCAAGATTATTAAGATTGACCATAAGAACCACGGTTTAAATCCTGGTTCCTATGTTGCATTGAAGAACTCTGATGGTGTTGGTGGTTTCTCTGCCACAAGCTTGAACAATCAGATTCTCCCAGTTGTTGATGCTGGTATTGACTTCTATACATTGGCAATGCCTGTTGTTGCAGGTGGTACTGCTAGCGGTGGTGGCAACGATATTGTTGCTCTGGGTCAAGTCAAGTTCGAGAAAGCTTTGGTCAAGATTGACGCTATGGATTATCCAGAGACCGATCTGCAGACTAGAGTTCAAACAACTAAGATCAAACCAATCGATAGTAGAGAAACTATTACTGATTATGAGTTGGAAGAGTTTGTTCCTATTATTCTGAATAAGGAGTATTACTTCCCAACACAACGTGTTATTGCTTCTAAGCTGAATGAAAAAATGTATTCTTCTCGTATGAATGAGAAGAAGGCATTCACTGTTTCGGCAACTCTCAATACAACCAACCCCAATCTTTCTCCTATTATCAATCTCAAGAATCCTAAGGCAATTCTCACAACCAACCGTGTTGAGAGTCCTACTGGAGCTGAGAGCAGATACGGTAAGAAAGTCCAGCAGGTCGAAATGTATAAGACTGTTGTGATGAGATTTACCGATAGTGCATCCACTCCCGCAACTCTGGGTTCAGCTCAAACTTTTGAAGTTACAAGTGGTATCGGTCAGGTTATTACTGGTAAAACATCTGGTACCAAAGGTGTCCTGTCTTACTGGGATGCATCTTCTCCTGGTGAAATGTATGTGAGAATTATTGAAGGTGATGGTTTCATTCTTGGTGAAGAACCTGTATTCAGTGGTTCCTCTTCTTATAACCAAGAGTGGAACTTTGATGGTGTCACCACTAACCCCTCATCTGGCGCTGCTAATGGTTTTACCTTACCTCTGAAGATTGCTGGTGATCTGTCTCTCGCTCAGTTTGATATTGATCCAGATATCGACATTGCTAACAACACTGATACCAAGACTGGTAATGCTATTAGATGGAACCAAGAAAATTATCGCCTCATTTTCAATTCCAATGATGCAGAATTTGTAATGGGCGATCTAGTTGGTGCTGGTAATGTCACGACTGGTCTCTACGAGTCTGGTTTTGATGTTATCAATAAGAGCTTTAATGTTCCTCAGGAAATTAAATATGTTTATGATGCATATGGTTTCCTTTTCACACCAGAAAGACTTAAGAATTCTTCTAACGTCGCGAACTATGTGACTAAGGAAATCTCTCTTGATAATCCTGGCAATGGAATTACTATTAAGCTTACTGCTGCTCTGCAGGAGATTGATGATGTGATTGTGATGTTTAAGACGAAGCGTGCTTCTCAGCAAGTCTTTTTCAACGAAATCAACTGGAACTATTTTAATATGAATGGTTCTCCCGATGTGTCTGTTGCTCCTTCGACTGGTACTAACTTCTCTGCAACTACAGAATCTGAATCTGACTTCAAAGAGTATTCGTATACTGTGAATGGTCTTAAGGACTTTAACTCTTTTGCAATTAAAGTGATTATGAAGTCACGAAATCCGTCTATGCCTCCTAGAATCAGAGACTTGCGTGCTATCGCTACTTATTAATGCCTAGTCACATTCTCGCTGAACTTTGGGCGGATGATCATATGAAAAAGGTACAAGGACACACAGATTATCATCGCGATGATACAGGAGCTATTATCAACCACGATAAAAGCTCCTTTGAGGCATACAAGCGTCAAAAAGCGCTTGCCGAAAGAAACTTGAATTATGAACAAGAGATTACTTCCTTGAAGAAGGATGTCTCCGATATCAAGTCTCTTTTAAAGGACCTGATTTCTAAACTATAAATACTCACATAAGGAACTGTTTAAACAATGGCGCTTACACGAATCAGGAGAACTGGTTTAAATGATGGGTTGGTCAGTGACGCCAAACTGGATAGTGGTGTAGGCACCCAAGCGGTCACTACATCTGTTATCCGTAATGGCGCTGTCACGACCCTGAAGTTAGCAGATAACTCCATCACCACAGAGAAGCTCAGCACCGCTGGTGGTCTTGAGGCAATCAACACTGGGGTTATTAGAGATGGTGCGATTACTCCTCCTAAGATCGACACCACTGCGACTTTTAGCTTCTTTGCAGCATCAGTCGCTTCTTCTCTCTCGGTTACAGGAAAAGTTTCCAGAGATGACGCTTCGGGAACCGACGTATCTGGTTCAGATATTACTATTGCTGGCGGTGCTGGTACTGGTGCTGCTTCTGGCGGTTTTATCAGATTAAAGACTGCACCAGCATCTGGTACAACTGGCACAGGAGTTAATACCCTGGTTGATGCTGTTGTTATTACAGGTCAAGGTAAAGTTGGTATCGGTGTTGGTTCTCCCACTGAAGATTTAGAAGTTGCCAACAACGTTGTCATCAATGGTGAGCTGACTGTTCTTGGAACCACAACTACAGTTTCTACAACTAACACTGTGGTTGGCGATAAGTTGATCGAATTAGGTAACGGTATCGTTGGTTCACCTACTGGTGATGCTGGTATCGTTCTTGAGCGTGGTAGTGAAGATAATGCTTTCATCGGTTTCGATGAATCTGAGGACAAGTTTGCTCTTGGTATTGGTAATTTTACTGGTATTACTAGCGGCGATCTTACTTATACCACTGGCACACTGATTGCCAATCTGGAAGCTAATTTATTAACAGTTTCTGGTCTAAATTCAGCTGTCGTCTTTGATGGTGCAGCTGTTACTATTGAACCATCTGGTTCAAATATTCCGATCTTTAAAGTTGATCCTGTCAACAATAAAATTGGTATTGGGCAAGACCCGAATAACGGACTTGCTCAAATTTTACAAGTGCAAGGTACCGTTGGTGCTACAGCATTCATCGGTGATGGTAATGGTCTGACTAACCTGTCTGGTTTTACTGGTGCTGGTGATGGCACAGAAGCAATTCCTGGTATTTCGTTCTTCCAAGACCAGGATAATGGTTTTTATCGCCCTGCTCCAGATCAAATGGGTTTTTGCTTGGGTGGCAATGAGAAGATTCGTTACAACGATCAAGGAGACTCGCTTGTCCTGACAAAAGATGTTCACGGTCAAGATGCTGGTATTGTGACAACTGCAACAATTCAAGCTTCTGTTATTGACACCTTTACTTCTGCAGATTACTTTAGCGGTAAGTATGTTGTTCAGGTAGTGTCTGGAGCTTTTGTTCAGACTAAAGAAGTTCTGGTTATGCACGATGGTACTGACATCTTCATTGAGGAATATGCCACTATGACATCTGGTGGACTTGATCAAGGTGCACTGGGTACGATTACAGCTCAGTTTAACGGCGGAAATGTTGAGGTGATCTTCACTCCAACATATGCCACAAACACCATTAAATACTATAGATCCCTCATCAGATCTTGATATAAATAAATCTAGATTCTAACTGCCTATCCGATAATGACTGTCAGAAACGTAGCAAAAAATTATACGTTTGAACAGCAGCGTCTTGAAATCAACGATATCGGCGCTGACAATGGCGACTTTTCTGGCAAAATCATTGCTCAGGCTGTTGCGAATAACCTTGTAGCGCAGACTATTACAGATTGTCTGCTTGAACTTGATACTGAGTTGGGACCCATCGCAAGTATTACTGGCGAGATTCCTGCTAACGACAAAGATAATGTGGTAGAGGCAATTAATTATATTACCGATACTATTATCAAAGCTTTATCTCAATTAACCACTGTAGATAAAACTAGTATCGTTAATGCGATCAATGAACTTGATTCTGACGTTGGCGATTTGACACAATTGTCTGCAAACATTGCAGACCACACTAGTTTAGTTGCTGCTCTTAATGAAACAAAGGATATCATTGTTGGTGTTCTTTCTAACTTAAGTACAGTTTCTAAATCCAGTATCGTTGCTGCTATCAACGAAATTAAAGACATTACCATCGGTAATCTTAACAACCTCACAACACAAAACAAAGCAAACCTTGTTAATGCGATCAATGAATTGCAGGTTGAGGTGAATACTCTTGCTGCCCAGGTCGGTGTGTCTGTGGAAGCAGGTCTTGATGCTACTGCTCTTGCTATCGCTCTCGGTTAATAAAAAATGGCAAATAAATTTATCTCAACTTCTAAAACAGGTATCGGCACTGTCGAGACTTCTATCTACGCCGTAGAGCTGCAAGGCACGCAGGTGGAGAAACAGACTGTGATTATTGGGTGTAACCTAGCGAACACCACACAGACAGCTGTGATTGCCGAGGTTAAAATTAATAGATACCCAGCGTACTCTATCGATCCTCAGTATCCGAAAGACGATGTGTATATCGTCAGGAATGTCCCTATTCCTGCAGGATCTGCTTTTGAAGTAATGCAGGGTCAAAAAATCATTCTGCAATATAACCCAGATGGTTACAGACTCTCCACACCTGCTGTTAGCGATACACTTGCTGCAGACGTGACAAGTGCTAGTGTTGTGTCGATTACTATCAGCGACAACACTGGTCCTAAATTTAATCAGCAAGATTTCATTAAAGTCAATAATGAAATTATGCAAATCACATCACTTGCAGGTGCAGGTGACACTACATTGAATGTGGATAGAGCACAGGCAAACTCTACTGCCACAACTCACACCAGTGGAGACTCAATTCAAAAGATTGACGTTGGATTGGGTGATGAAATTCTCGTTACTTGTGATACTACAGGTGCTCTTGATTGCATCACTAGTGTTATGGAGGTCTCGGTCTGATGGCATATCTTGGACTTAATCCTGAAGCTTACGTTTCAAAAATCAAGGAGCTCCAAGATATCTCGTCGCAATTCAACGGGACAGATACAAACTTTGAGCTTCGCACAACTAATGGTGATGTAGTTACAGTTGCACAATCTATGCAACTCACTGTTAGTTTGAATGGTGTTGCTCAGCAACCCAATACTGCTAGCGCTTCAAATGCTCCTGGATCCTTCTGGGTTCAGGGAGACAGAATTTACTTCTCCGAAGCTCCTGAAACAGGAGATACTTTCTTTGGTCAAGTTCAAAACTCTGTTGTCAATAATATGGATAGATCGGAGATTTTCTCCGAGACATTCACTGCCAATGGCATTGACTCTGACTTTACAATGACCAAAGCGCCACCGAATGTGCACGCGATTCTGGTGACTATTGACGGTCTGGTGCAACATAAGGATGCATATACTCTGGTTCAACAAAACCTAGTTCTTCGCTTAGACGATGCTCCTGATATTGGATCTATCATCGAAGTCACTCACATCGGTTTCTCTTCGTCCCTGGTTGGACCTACCAGTGCTGTTAGTTCTTTTTACGGAAGATCTGGTGCCGTCGAACTCCTACAAACCGACGACATAAATGTTAGAGATATTGACTGCTACGGTTCTATTGGTGTCGGTAATTACTCTCCTAGTTTCAAGATCGACATTGACGGTGCTTCTAATACTAGCAACTGTCTTAGAGTAAAAGCTCAGACTTTACCGACGATTACATTAGAGTCGGCAGACACTGGCGGCAAAACGAGGTTAATCCAAAATGGCGATGACTTTCATATGTTCGCTGATGTTGGTGGTGTTACTACTGACATCTTTGTGGCAACTCAAGGATATATTACCACTCAGAATTCTATTGGTAGTTTCGCTGATAGAACTACTGTTAACATTGCGGGTGATTCCACTGGTGTTACCCAATCTCTGAACGATAATACTACAAAGATTGCTACTACAGCTTTTGTTCGCCAGGAAGTTGCTGACCTCATTGGGTCCGCCCCTGGTGCACTCGACACATTACAAGAATTAGCTACCGCACTCGGGGATGACCCCAACTTCTCCACTTCTGTGTTTAATGCTATTGCATTGAAAGCAGATGCTACCAGTGGTACTACAAATCTACAAACCCTAAACAATGCTACCATTAATGGGGTTTCTATTCAAGCTGATCCTGGTGGTCCTGCACCTAACAGGATTCGTCTTGGTAATGTTATTTTCCCTGCTACCCAAGTTGCCGATATTGGCTATAACCTCGTGGTTGCTAGTAGTAACATTGACGGAACCGTAAATATGGAATTCAGTGACCGCAATGAAATGCGGGACATCTGGTTGTTCAGCTAAATATCAAGGAGGATACAGTATACAATGGCTCTCTCAAGAGGAAAACTTACTGGCAATGGGAAGAACATTCAGTTCGTCCCTGCGGGTACTGCTGGTACGATTTACGTAAATCCTGCAGCTACAAAGACATATTTCAAAGGTTTTGTTGTTTTTAACGGCAACACTACTACTGAAACTGTGAACCTGTATCTGGCAGAAGACAATGTTGGTGCACTCGATACTGTCGATGCAGCAACCAAACCCCAACAGTTTATCAGACAAGAGCTGAGTTCTGGTGAAACATTCTATGTTGAACTGAACTATCCTATCGTCCTAGAAGACGAGAACGATGCAATCTATGGTCTGACAGACACGGCAAATAAAGTCACTGTTATCTTAATTGGCGATAAGGAGTCGTAATGCCATTTCGTATTGGTAGTCTTAAAACTCTGAACTACGAAAGTCGGTTAGACAATATGACCGACGAGGGACATTTGCGTCCTTTTTACGATACGACTAAAATAAGAAATACTCCCATAGAAGCTGTCCGCACTATTCGCGTGACACCCCAAAATGGCGATCCAGTAATCAATCATAATCTTGATAGTCAAGGCGCTCTCATTCTGGACAGAGGAGAATATATTTTAGAGACAGTTGTCGTTAATGATGCTGTCTTTACTGTTCAGTTCACGATGTGGGGTGCAGGTGGAGCTGGTGGATCGCAAGCAGGTGGTATTGGTGGTGGTTCTGGATATACAGCTGGTGGTTTAAAACTCATCGCTGGACAGCAGTATTATATTTGCGTTGGCGGTGGTGGCGATCCCAGGTCATCTGCATCGGTCACTTCTGGTGGTGAGTGTGGTGGTGCTCTTGGTGGTCTTTCTGGTAATGAATATGGTGGATGTGGCGGAGGACTCACTGGAGTCTTCCGTAATTCTGCTGTTCAATCAAATGCACTTTTGATTGCAGCTGGTGGCGGGGGTGCTGGTGCTGATCAAAGTGCTGGTGCTGGCGGTGGAGCAAATGGTCAAATTGGTCAACTGTTCGATCAGAGAGGTGGCGGCGGAGGTTCCCAAACCGAGGGAGGTTTCGCTGGTTTTACCGATGCATTAGACGGCGCTTCTTTAAACGGTGGTAGAGCAGGTGCTCTACTAACTTATCCTGGTGGCGGCGGTGGCGCTGGATACTACGGCGGCGGTGGCGGTGGTAGTGGTGATATCAATGGTCACGGTGGAGGTGGTGGTTCCAGCTTCATTGACCAGACTCGTATCATTGCTGGTTCTACCGCAGCAGGAAACAATAGACTTCCTGCAAATGGTGCCGATCCTGATAGAGGAGTCGCTGGTCAAGGCGGTCTCCAAAATCAGTCTGGCACTGATGGTAAATTTATCATCACCTAATAAATAATTTTTAAAAGGAAATGGCGTACTTAGGCGTTACACCCAAAATTGGTAACATCCGTAAATTGGATGACGTTGCTGCACAGTTCAATGGTGTGGCAACTGTGTTCAACTTGCGTGTTGGTGGTCAGGTAATTTTCCCTGGTTCGCCTTTGCAGCTTCTCATCTCACTTGGTGGTGTGATGCAGGAAGCAAATGTTTCCTATCAAATTAATAATGACCAGATTACGTTCTCCGATCCTCCTAACCCTGGTATCGACTTCTTTGGTCTTGTTATCGGTGACACTATTGATGTTGGTGAGCCTTCTGATGGTACGATCAATGCCGTTAAGTTAAATCAAGGTGCCACCTTTACAATGGGTGGTCTAAACGTTAATGGTGCTGTCGCTATTGATAGTTCCACACTGGTGGTGGATGAAATCAATCACCGTGTTGGTATTGGTAGTGCATCTCCCAACAACAGACTGTCTGTTTCAGCTGGCGATATCGAATTAGATCCTACTCAGTTATTGGTTTGGGGCGGTGCTGCAAATAAATCTCAGATTCAAGGTGCAAACCAAAACCTTGTTATCAAATCTGATGCTGCTACAAATGATGGATCTATTCAGTTGAATGGTGGTAGCGTTATCTTAAACAACAATCTAACTTTTGGAGTTGCTGGAGGAGTCAGTAACGTTGTTGCTGCTGGTGCTCATATGAGATTCTATGACTCTGGTCAGAGCACAAATGCATTCTTGTCTGGAAGCAATGTAGGTGTCACCCTTAATCGCGAGACCAGCATTAACGGTGCTTTACTCTGCAGTAGCACTATCAGAGCTGCAGATCGGATTATGATCGAGACATTTAACAATGACGACCATATTAATATTACTGATTATACTGGTATTTCTGCTGGGACTTTAACAACTACCGCTGGTACAGAAGCTTTCGATACTCTGACTGCGGCAAATGTCAGAGGTGCTAAGTATCTGGTTCACGCTTCTTATGGTGGTGACGTTTCTACTAGCGAGATCATTGTGACACATAATGGTACAGATGCATTTGTAACGATGTTTGGTGATGTTCATACCAATCCTGGCAACGCTGTCGCTACATTCACAGTGGAGCTTACGGGTGGAAATGTAGAGGTCAGAGCGACTGGTACAGTTGGAACCTTTATCCAATTCACTCGATTCACAATGAATGTGTAATCCCTATAAATAGAATTTGAAAACCTATATCCGATACTATCGGGGGAAAGGGAACCACGATGGCAACGTCAAACATAAATTTTAATGCCAAGAACGGATTATCCGTCGCTGGTACAGAAGTCGTTGACGGGTCTCGAAATCTGCGAAACATCGCTACGGGAAACATCACTGGGGACCTGGACATCGGCGGCGACGTGAACCTTACTGGTACTAATAAAACATTCAAAGTGGGTGGCGTGGGTATCACGTCAACTATTGCTGCGTTGTCCATCGCACTCGGTGGCTGATTCATTTTCATTAAAACCTAGGGACAAAAAATGGCAAAGAAACTAGTCACTGACTATACCTTTGTACCGTATGACCCTAATACACTTACGGGTGGTACGGTTACAATTAAGGATAATATTATTGGTGAGAGACTTCTTCTCATTACTAATATTACCAACAACGAGATCCTTTACAACTTCTCCGACCCTACTAAGGGTCTGCAAAGCACTGTAAACGGTGATGGTTGCGATTATAATTCGGAATTTGAAGAGACTATCATTACTCTTGCTACTGATACTAGCACGATGAATGATACCGACGAACTGCAAATTTTCGTCGAAAATTATTATGCTACTTTTGAACCTTCCGAAACCTTTGTGGACCCTGTGTCCAAGCTCAGAGTTTCCAACCCTGAGACTATGATCGATACGGACTTTGAATATGGTCCGCAGGCAACGAAGTGGGAAACACTTCAGCTTGTGAACAATATTCCGTCCACATACTCCGCAACCTCTGACACTACGATTCCTTATATCGCTAGTGTTCAAACACAAGCTAACTCCGATATCGTTACAGTTACGACACTGTACGAGCACTCCCTGACTGCAGGTGTGCCTATCGTGGTTACAGGTCTGGCAACCACAACTGCTGAAGGTTCTTACCTGATTCAGTCTGTACCTAGTCCGACCACGTTTACCTATAAGGCACGTGCCACTCAGTCGATCTCGGCTAACGTGGTGGGTTCTTATACATCCATCATTCCTGGTCTGTTCTACGAGGGTTCTGCAATCTCTCTGCAAACAGATAAGGGTATTGTGGCTGATACTTTCGAGTATACAGTTACTGTTCAGAACGTTGGTGGTCAGGACTACTTCGTTATTGATGGTGACATCCCAGGTGGATTGCCGTTCGTGGTTAACAAGAACGGTATGTACATCTTCAAGTTGGATGATGCATCCAACATCGGTCACCCGTTCCGTGTGTCCACAACTGCCGATGGTATCCACGGCGGTGGTAGTGCATACACCGATGGTGTGTATGTGAACGGTACTGAGGGTGTTGCTGGTTCGTATGTTCGTATCTACGTTACCGCTAACACTCCTGCAACCCTGTATGCATATGATGCAAACTCGGGTAACACAGGCGTTGGTT